TGCCTTGTCCTTGGCGGCTTTGGCGCCAACCTGCATACCGGCAATCTCTTTCTGAGCCGCAATACGCTCTTCTTCCAAGCGCATACGGTCGGCCTTGTCTGCTGTCTCGACCACAAGTTTTTGCTTCTTGAGTTCGAGTTCTTCCATCTTGATTTGCAGTTCCTGCTGCTGCATCTGGACAATCGGATCCTGCGCTGCTGCTTGAGCCTGCTGCTGTTGAGCTTCTGCCTGACCCTTCTGCAACAACTTGCCTGCCGCCGCAGCCATCATGCGAGACACTTCAACTTCCATCTCCGGCGCCAGCTCTTTGTCCATCTCTGGTAACGGAACGCCCAGCATCTCTTCAATCTGCTTGCGATATTCAAACGCCGTATGTTCAGCTATGTGCGCCATCATCGCCGCCTGCATAGCCTGCGCCTGCGGGTTCTGGCCGATCGCCTGCATAATCTTCGGATCCTGCATGGCCGACGTGTGTACCTGAATATGCGCCTGATGGTCCTGATAAACGAACGCCTTGACCGGCTTCATATTGATGATGGCCATGTTTTCTGACACAGGATCCTTCGGCTTCTGATCCTCTGCCGACGGCACCAGCTTGCCAATGTTCTTAATGCCTAGAACATCCAGCATCTGACGGTTCAACTCCACCATGTCATAGATCTGTGGGTTGGCTTGCGCCATTTGCATCACCGCCTGGTACTGCACAACCTTCTGCGCCATCGTGGCCGAGTTAGGATCGGACACCGGGATCACATCCACCTGATCGTAGTCAGACTGCTTCGCCCGGCGCGTACCTTCTACCGGTTCGTAGCTGTACTCTTCAGGGGTGTAGTCACGGATGATCTCTTTCAGCAGCTTTAATTCCTGCTTCATCGCGTAGTGCATACGCGCCTGCACCGCAGACATGACTTTCAGGGTGCGCTCGAGGATAGCTAGCGTCGTTCCAACCGGTGAGTTGGAAGACATGTCCGCCACTTTCAGATCAGCCGCCGAGGCAAAACGTCTACCTTCCTCAACGATCTGATTCATCAGGGTCAAGAGAACTTGACTTGGCTCCTTATAGGGAAGAGGCAAGATATTGTCTCGAATCGTTCCTGCCGCAACGTCCACATCTCGAAACTCTCCCGGTGCAATCGGGGTATCATCGCCTTTGACTCGCATCCCTTTGGTCTTAAGTCCGCCAGGTAGGTTGGATAACGTACCGGCGTCCACGAGCTGACGAATGATGCTAGTGCCAGACTTAGCGAAAGCCCCAATAAGATGTATGAGGCCAAACGCATAGAATCCAAACCCCGGTATGTAGGGATAGTGGACAAAGTGGCTTCGTTTCTGCTTCGTCTCATCCTCAGGATGCCAGTTACGCCGTATAGCCAGTACCTCTTGCGAAGTCCTTTCCATAGTAACGATATACGGTAGGCCAATCCCCGTTTCTTCTCCACCATCGTCTTTGTCCTCATAGCCAGGCAGGTCTAAATACACCTGCATTTCCAGAAGCTTGTACCGATCGTCCGTCGTAGCCCGAAAACCCATCTTCTCGGCTATCTTTTTCTCTATATCGTCCAGCACATTCTCTGGCTCTGGAAGATCAATATCCCGATAAAACCCACCTACCATCAACTTCCGCAGGTCATTCTTGGTCTTTCTCATGACATGCGTCACACGCGGCGCTGTTTCCAGGTTGCTCGCCCCGTATGGCACCACCACATCTTCAGCCGGTACATATATAGATACCTGCCGGTCCACCGCCGGGTCAAAGTACACCTTCTTGAACCCGTTACCCGACAAACCCAAGCCCCACAACATACGCTCATGTTCAGGCCGGTACTCAACCATGACCTCAGTGAGCTGATAGTTCATATCATCCCGAACCCGCTCGCTGGCTTCTTTCTTCGCGGGCGTTTCTTTGCCAATGATCTTGGTTTTAACCGGCCCAGCGGCAGGGAAAGTTTCCATGATCGTCTCAGACTGGAACTTAACCAAGGCTTCCGAAAGGAGGGGGTGGTATACCCCGCAAGCACCTTCCCACGGTTCGGAACGTTCTTCAATTTTCATCCCCAAAAGCTCTAGACCATCGACATACGTCTGCATCCAGTCCTTCCGGCTGCCGATATCATCGTCAAAATCAGAGATCAAATCCGCCGCAATCTCTTGCAGCACGTCTTCCGGCAGCGATTCGGCCAAGTTGGAATTGAAATCATCATCTTCCGGCTCATCCGGCTCAATCTCAATCTCCAGCCCGCCCATCCCAATCCTTACCGACTCAGGATCCTCGATCTCAATCTCAAATTCCGGCTCTTCCTGGGCTATCGCCTCCAATCCAACAGGCGCTTGGTACAGAGCTTTGTCAAAATTCGTTGCCATGGTCTATCCTCAGTAGTAGCTTCGCTTACGCCGGAAGCCTATTTCGTCATCTTGTTCATCAGTGTCTAACCGCAGGAACCCGCCTTGGCGGAATCGCATCAAAGCCTGCACACTGGAGTCCACTAAATCGTCATGTTCCGCGTTCGGGAACCGCGCCATCTCTTCTATCACCTCGTCCGCCCACCTCGTTTCGGGCGCCCACACTTTACCGGAAGAAAATAGGTCTGTAACGCTGTTCAAACGCACAAACTTGTCATTTCCCCGCGTCGGTGTGTAGTCCTGGACCATCACACCCATGCGTCTTAGCTCATATATCAACGGCGCACCCGCCGCTTTTGCTTCAATAATGCAAGAATCAGGCTGCCATTCATCATAAAACTGCTTCGCCGCCGCCTTCAAATCAGGAAACTCTACCTTTTCCTTCCACGCATCCAGCAAAATGATGTTCACATCGTTCGGATCTTCGTTCAAATGGAATACACCCCATGTCGTACATGCAGAGTAATCTGCCCGCTGGCTCTTTGAGTACGCTGTATCCCAACTCTGAATGATAAATTCACACGCCGGCGGCCTTTCCCGCTCCCACCTACGCCACCAGTCCCGCTTTACTAACGCCCCCTCTTCCCCGGTAGGCTTTTGCTGATACTGCGCGTTCCATTTATACGGCGGCAGTTCTTCTTTTAACGCCTCCAACTCCTCCAGCGCCCAGAATTCTGGCCATAAAGAAGCCCCGGACGGCAAAATCGCCGGCAGCTCTATCACTTCCCAATCCGTACTATCACTCTTTATCACCCGGCCAGTCAGATCCTTGTCCGACCACCGCGTCATCACAATCACAATCGCCCCGCCCGGCTGTAAACGCTGACGCGGACCTGACGTATACCATTCGTACACACTATCAAATACGCTAGGATCCCCCTGCGCTAATCTCGCTTCCTGTTCCGAGTGGGGATCATCGATGATAAGTAGATCAGCACCCTTACCGGTAACAGTACCGCCAACACCAATAGCAAAGTAATCGCCACCGTGACTAGTCGCCCAGCGTCCCGCTGCCTTGGAATCCGCGCGTAACCCAACATTCGGAAAGATCTTCGCATACGCCTCACTATCTACCAGGTTCCTCACCTTCCGCCCAAACCCGACCGCCAATTCAGCCGTGTTCGACGTCTGGATCACCTTCTTATTCGGATACTTCCCCAAAAACCACGCAGGCAATAAGTAACTCGCAAACTCACTTTTCGTGTGCCGCGGCGGCATGTTAATTATCAGCCGCTTTAACTTCCCCTCCGCTATCTCCTCAAACTTCTTGGCCATAAGAGCATGGTGTCTCCCATGGATAAACCCAGGCCACATCTCTTTCACAAACCCCATAAAAGATGCCTGCGCCTTCTCCCGCACCACCGCGTCACGATACTGCCCCACCTGCTCCAGCAGCTTCTCCTGCTCCGCTCGCGGTAACTTCCCTATCAGCTCACTTAAATCCATCACTCAAGATACCTAAACTGTATATACACCGGACGCACACTCCTCACCGCACCCTTCACCTTCTTCAACACCCCCAACTTCACCAACCGCCCAATAATCTCACTCGTATTCCCCATCCCACCCTTACCACGTAACTCACATATATCCCTGATAGAAGGCCCAAATCCCTTCTGCTTCCACCATTCATCCACTATCAAAAACACTTCCCGCTGCGCCGGCGTCATCTCCATCCCCTCACATTCCGCAAACGTCTTCTCCCGCCTCTTGGCCACCATTTCCCTGTTAATCAACAATTTGGTGCGCTGCATCACGACATCATTTGGCATAAACACTACGTTCTCAGACCCGAATGGAAACGTTACCACTTCGGTTGGTGCGGTGCAGCATCATCTTTTTCTTCCAAAATATCCCCCCGGGGGGTGGGCGTGTTGGAAGAGATGGGGGTGGTTTCCGATATTTGGGGTGACTGTTGGTGTGAACTACTATGTATGTCAGAGCCGGAGTCCCATGCTGCCGTTTGGGGGTGTACCCCTCCGGTGGGGTCTGCCTGCGCCGGATCGTCAACCCCTCCCCCCGTCAGCTCATCCAGTAGCGCGTGTGCATCGACTTCCTGCACATCATCCGATCGTAGCGCGATGGTCTTGAGTTCCTGCAATATGCGCTCGCGGATCTGTACGCTGTCGTTGATCGTTGTGATCTGCTTGCGCTCGGTAAAGGCCGCTACTTCTGTCACGGTTCCCAATACTTTAGCCGCTTGTATCTTCGTTGCAGCCTTTACATCCGGATCAATCAGCGCAGAAGTAAGGGAAGAAATGACTAACGACCTCAAAGCCTCGGCAGAATGTAACGCCGATACCGCCTGGGCATGTTCCAGCGCGGTAATTTCCGCCTGTATTCTGGAATCGG